ACGGCTGTAACATGGGTTCGAGTCCCGTACGGGTCACCACTTCGGCAATCCGTATGGGTTGCCGAATATACGGAGGCTTAGCTCAGCTGGTTAGAGCGCCTGCTTCACACGCAGGAGGTCACTGGTTCGAGTCCAGCAGTCTCCACCAAAAAAACCTCGTAACTATGCGGGTTACGAGGTTTTTTCATTTTCTGACTTTTTGGCATTTGTTAGTAACGTGTTAGTAACCGCGTTTATCAGCGTTTCCGGGTCAAGGTGCGTGTAGACGTTGGCGGTGGTGGAATAATTGGCATGACCGAGGACTTTTTGAAGAATTTCAGGGGCAAGACCTTCCTTAACTGCGCGGGTGGCGTAAGTGTGCCGCGTGGCATGGGGGGTCTTTTTTGCTATCTTGAGCTTTTCCAGCAGGGGGTAGTAGTCACGGCGGCGGAAGTTGGCCGCAACCTTCTGACCTTCGTAGCCGGACAGAAGCAGACCGCCCTCAGCCTTCTGGGCGAAGTATTCAAAGTAAGCTTTGCCCTCCGGCCGGATGGGGATAATGCGGTTTTTGCCCGCTTCCGTTTTCTCACCGCCCACCACATAATCCTTGTGGTAGTCCTTGAGCGGCAGGCTGAACAACTCGCCGATGCGCATGCCGGTGGCGAGGAGCATGAGGACGATCTTGGCGGCGTCGCTGCCGTCCTTCTCCAGCTTTTTGATCTCGGCGGCGGTGAAAATCTCTTTTTCCTTTTTGACGTTCTCCGGCAGCTTCACAAACCGGGCGAAGTTGGTGGTGCAGATTTCTTCGCGCACGGCCCATGTGGACATTTGGGTGATGAGCTGCTTGTATTTGTTTACCGTGGAATGGCTCTTATCCATGTACCTGTCAAGGACGGCCTGGAAGTCTGCGGTGCGGAGGCTGCGGAACTTCCGGCCGTGCAGCGGCTCGAATACATCATAGGCACGGTCATAGGATTCGACGCCCTTTTCGCCGATCTCGCGGTAGTGTTCCACCTTCCATTCCTCAAAGACTTCCTTGAAGGTCATATTATACCGTTCGGTAAGGCTTTTGCCGGAGAGCTTTTCCAGTGCCGCCAGCGCGTCGGTTTTCTTTTCGTAGCAGCCAATGATAACACGATTCTTGGAGGCTGCCCACGGCCTTTTGCGGCGGCCTGAAAGCTTATAGACACTTCCGGCACCGTTGGGACGCTTCAATGCCCTGCGCGGCTCCTGCGCCTGCTTTTTCCCGCACCACGGACAAAAAACAGACGAATCCGGCATTTCGTGTTTGCATGATTTGCAAAGCATTTGACATTCCTTTCCGGGTATGCTACCATAAAAGGGTAGACTACTCCCTGTGGTAAGGCGGATATGTTCTACACGACTGCTCCGGTCTCGCACACCGGGGCAGTCTTTTTTTGTTTTATGATACTATTCGGGCGTAGAAGAAAGAAGCTCCTCCATGTTTTTAAGAAGCTCTTTCGCCAGATTACCGGTTAAAATAACGGAAGAAACGACCTCTTCTTGTGTCTCCGTGATACTATTATCCCCGCGGCTGAAAACAGGAGAAGATTGTGTAAAATGAAGAAGAACCTCGCTCTGGTCATTCTTGACAGAGATCTGGAATCCGTTTGCATAAGCGTACATATTGAACCTCCTTACATTTCCTTCAACTCTGTGGATTGATATACAGGCGGTGTTGTTGCTCTGGTATGCCATTTTCCGGGGAAAGTTACTGTTGTCGCCTGCGACTGAATATGGGCGGGTGTATGGGGAACGATAGGAGACTGGAGCGACAGGCCCAATTTTGACGCGATTTTCACCAGAGATTGAAGCGTAAAGTTACACTCACCCTTTTCCCACTTAGAAACCATGCTTTGAGAAACTTCCATAAATTCGGCGAACTGCTTTTGCGTCATACCTCGTTCGATACGTTGAGTGATGATTTCACCGCAAATAATTGCTTCTAAACTAGCCAGTGTGGCTTCCTCTGCGGAGAGCGAGGCGGAAAGCCCCACCAACAGATCGTTCATACCTTGAGACATCTTAAAACTCCTCCTTAAAACCGTTGCAACCGCGAAAGCGCTGGATCAATATACGGGGTGTAATCCGTTTTGCGCTTACCTTCCCGCTCATAGAAGGCAAGAAGCAAAACCGGCTTGCGGTTTGGGAGAAACGAATACAAAATGCGAATGTTAAAGCCTTTCCCCGCTAAGTGCATACTGTATAAGCCGCTTTTGATCGGCTCGAACTCCTTGTGTTGTGTCGCACTAACACCGAGAGCTAACAGTATGCGCAGGCGCAGCAAAATAAGCCTGAACACAGCATCTTCGACACCGGATTCAGCAATTAAAGCCAGCAGTTCCGGCAATAATTCCTCAGAGGCATCGATGGATGCAAAATAGTCCTGAAGATAGCTCAATACTTCATCTTTGTTCATTCGGTTCTCCTTTACAATATAGTATTACCTATAAGTAATACTATATTCGCATAATATTACCTGACGGCACAAAAGTCAATCCGGTTTTATGATATTTGTACAAAATAACGAAACGATATGCCGCTATTCCGTTATTTGTTTGCGTTTTTTGAAGGTTCTGCCGGAATTTAGCTAAGGTAAATAGTCCTGAAAGAGAAAGTTCGCATCGACCCGGAGGGCACCGAACAGGGCGCACAGCACCTGCGGCTTTGGGAAGCTGATGCCGTTTTCATAGTTGGTGATGGCGCTGGGGGTTACGCCCACCAACGCGGCCAACTCCTTGCAGGACATGCCACGCTTTTTCCGGGCTTGTTTGATGCGGTTGCCGATACTCATAATGACCGTCCTCCTATGCCATAGATGTAAAGATGTGGCTGAGTATAAATGTAAAGGCAGACGGGAAAAGCAGTGCGGTGAAAACCCAAATCAGTGCAGTGAAAAGCACAGCGGTCTTTCTGGCATTACGCAGTTTTTCTGCTGCGTCATAGACAGAGAGTGTCGCGTTGTATTTTAGGGCTGTATAGTATTCGACGGAGTTTTTTTCAGCGTTCCTCGTATTTGAGGAAGTGAGTGTGAGCTGCTGGCAGGCACCGAATTTTTTGAAAAGAATGATGGAAACGATCAGCAAAGCCAATGCAATCAGGAAGAGAACGGTGCCAAAGCCATTGCCGAACTTGTTGGTTTGAAATTGAATAAACAGGCCGACGATGAAAACAATTAGGCCACAGTTAGAAAGAGAGGTTGCGTCGGATTTCGTATATTCAGCTCGTGCGGTGTAATAGGCACATTGGGCGGCAAAATACTCCGCAGCGTATGATCCCGCTTGTGCCATATCCCGGTCGCTGTAATTGTGCTGGTACGGGAGTTGAAGCGGTGCATCCGGATTTAGCTCATGTTCTAAGCCAGGTATTCTGTCACAGGTGAAGAAACTTGAGAAAGTTCCTTCGCGCTCCTCGCCATCCCAATATTTGATCTTAAATGTGGGGTGTGCCTTTGCGTAAAAGAATCCCACCAGAACAGAGGCGGCGCAACAGATTAAAAGCAGCATCCAATTTGGCATAGTGTTTTCCTCCTTACACCGGGATGGGGAAGCGGCGCTTGGTGATAACACGACCCTGACAGATCAGGGTGCGGTTACTGCTGGGGCCGAGGATCACATCAGCGTCGGAACGCTTCCGGTTGAGAGAGAACAGGTACACCATACCCAGCGGGTCACGGTAATACTGCTTGCAGACGGTGCCGCTATCCACGCAGAAAATACCAATGTCGCCGTTGACCATAGCGTCGTGGTTGACAAAGACGATGGAGCCATCCGGGAAATACGGTTCCATGGAATCGCCCTGAAGGCGGACGGCAAAAGCAGCGCCCTGGGGATCGTCCGGTTTGAGGGTGTACGGCTCAAAATCCACACCCATGGTAGGGACAGCGATACCGGCGGCGGCAGGCTCCGCGTAGAGGTTGATGACCTTCGGTTCATCCTCCAGCATGGCACCGTTCATAAAGCGGGCTTCGTCCTCCATGCGGGCCAGCTCCGTATCGGTCAGGTCGCGCACGGCCTGACGGCCCCAGTTGTCCAATTTATCATAATCCCGCGCCATGCGCATTGCCTCGTCCGACACGGACGGGGCTTTTTCATCGTTTTCGGCTGTGTCTGTATACGGTTTTTCCCACGGAAGACTGTCTATAAGTTCTTCTTGCTCCTGCGCGATTTCTTTTATGGCGGCTTTGACAGCACTTGCTTTGTTTTGCTGCGGCTTCGCACCATTTAACCAGTTTGCAATTGTCGATTGGTGTACACCAGAGCGCCTTGAGAGCTGATAGACGGTCAAATTATAACGCGACAGCTGATTTTCAAGCCAAGTGGCAAATTCCACAAATATCGCCTCCTAAAATCGTCTAATATTACACGTAAAATACTCTATAAAACAATTGACAATGCTCTAATATTGCTCTATAATTACTCTTGCGAACGGAGGAGGCAATCTAAAACTGCTACAAAAGACAAAATTGTGCAGTGGCACCGTAGACTGTTTTTAGCAAAACTACCGTACCACAAATACTCTAATTTGTCAATAGAATACTCTAAATTAAGGAGGGGGATAGTTTGGGTTTTCCTGAAAACCTTGCTCGTTTGCAGGCGGAGCGGGGCGAGACAAATTACCGGCTTGCAATGGCTGTTGGTGTACACCAGACCTCGATTAAAAACTGGAAGTGCGGAATTAGTAGGCCGCAATACAGACACCTCGCCGCGATAGCAGATCATTTTGAAGTTTCCGTGGCTGATCTGCTGAAGAAAAACTAAAAACAGCCCGCGGGGTGCGGGCAGGGAGGTGAGAGGAATGGGGATTGTAGGGCCGATGGGCGCATACGGGGCTGCGAATGACACAGACCTGACGCAGCACCTTGTTGCAGAACTGCGCAAGGCGATGGAAGCCAAGAGCGCAGCGCAGCGGGACGCGAACGGAAACAAATATGTGCCGGTGGACTATTTCGTGGTGTGGCAGACCGTGGAGCTGCTTGAACGCCGTCTACTGCCGACCGACCAGCAGCCCGACAAGGGTATCACGGAGATCACTTGATACCTCCGCTGTATCGCAAATGAGGTGCAAGGCGGCATCCAGCGGCATTTCATCAGTAAGCTGCGGAAGCTGTAATGCGGCTTGCCATAGTTCCGGGTGATCTCGGAACAGAGGAAACAGTTCATTGGCGATGGCGCGGTTCATGCGGCGGTCATAACAGTCGACGCGCAAATGGGACAGGTTCTGCGCGACGAATTGGCGCAGGGGCTGCCCGTCAAGTTCCAGCCGGTCTTGCCGGGAGTTGGCGATGTAGTCAGGAAAAGAGGCGTATATGCCGCGACATGGCCACAGAGGGGCATCCTCCCGGTGTTCATAGACCCATGACAAAGCACACCATGACATGACCTCGCACAGCGTTTCCGACAGCCAACGATAGGCACTGCACACGGGCTTATGGATCACGAAGTGGCACAGCTCATGGGCGAACTGGTAGATATGCTGCTGGGGGTAATTCCCCTCGGTGGACAGGAAAATCAACTGGGCACCGGAAAAGCATTGCGGTGTTTCCGAAGAATTCAGAACAGTCAGGCGCGGGTATTTGGAAAGGGCATCTTTCCCGAAGATGTCCCCAAATGCAAGGCAAACACCGCCCAGCGTGGCGGACAATATGAAAGCCAAATCGGGCGAAAATCCGCCAGAGTCCAGTGATGCAGCAACAGTCCAATTCTCATTTGGCGCATAAAAAATCGGATATAAAATCACAAAAACACCGCCTTTCCTCTCAATTCTACCATGAAAGGACAGACGGCACAAGAAAAACCACCTCACCACAGGAAGGAGATACCCATGATCGAGACATTAACACTGAATCAAACCGCCGCGTATCTGCGGCAGCATGGCCTGAGCATTTCCAATCCGGCGCTGGCCAACGGTATCCAGCAGGGGCAGTATCCGTTCGGCATCTGCATCGTCAGCGCGGAGGGCTGCCGGTCGTTCCAGATTTTCAAGACGCTGCTGGACAAATGGATCGCAGAAAGGACGGTGTGCGCATGATCGCCTACATCATGATCTATATCGGGGCGCTGACCGTGGCCGTGCAGTTCATGCACCTGATCGACCGGCTGGAAGGGCGGCGGTGATGAGCAGTGGAGACATATCTTGAATTTCTCCGCTCAAAAATCGTGCTGGCCAGTGAGACAGGCTTTACGCTGCCGCCGGAGGAGATCAACCCGGCGCTGAAGCCGCACCAGCGGGACGCTGTTTTATGGGCGCTGCGGGGCGGCAGGCGGGCGCTGTTTGAGAGCTTCGGTCTCGGCAAGACCGTGCAGGAGCTGGAGTTCTGCCATCAGGCGGTGCGCCATGAGGGCGGCAAAGCGCTGATCGTGCTGCCGCTGGGCGTCCGGCAGGAGTTCACGCGGGACGCGGTGGAGCTGCTGCATTACGCGGCGCCGGAGTACATCACCAGCATGGCGGAAGCGGACAGCGCCGCCGGAGATGTCTTAATGACCAACTATGAGCGAGTGCGGGACGGGGACATAGATCCCACGCGGTTTACGGCCGTGGCGCTGGATGAGGCATCGGTGCTGCGCTCGTTCGGCAGCAAGACCTACCAGACGTTTCTGCCGAAATTTCAGGGCGTGAAGTACAAGCTGGTTTCCACGGCGACACCATCGCCCAACCGGTACAAGGAGCTGATCCACTACGCCGGGTATCTGGAGATCATGGACACGGGACAGGCCCTGACACGGTTTTTCCAGCGGGACAGCACCAAGGCCAACAACCTGACGCTGTACCCCCACAAGGAGGATGAGTTCTGGCTGTGGGTGTCCAGCTGGGCGCTGTTCATTGGGAAGCCCTCTGACCTGGGCTATGACGACACCGGCTATGCACTGCCGCCGCTGGATGTGCGGACGCATATCGTGCGGGGCCGGTACGGCGAGGACGCTGACCGGGACGGCCAGTTCAAGCTGATGCACGACGCGGCGGTATCGCTGGCGGAAGCGTCACGGGAGAAGCGGGAGAGCATTGACGAGCGCGTGGCCGTGGCGAAAGAGATCGTGGACAGTGACCCGGAAGCACACTTCATCCTGTGGCACGATCTGGAGGCGGAGCGGCACGCCATTTGTAAGGCTCTGCCGGACACCGTGGACATCTACGGCAGCATGGACTATACCCAGCGGGAGAAGCGGGTGATCGACTTCTCGGAGGGCCGCTGCCGGCTGTTTGCCACCAAGAAGAGCCTGAGCGGCAGCGGGTGCAACTTCCAACGCCATTGCCACAGGGCGATTTTCGTCGGTATCGACTATGAATTTAACGATTTCATTCAGGCGGTACACCGCATTTACCGTTTCCTCCAGACAGAGCAGGTGGTGATCGACATTATTTACACGGCGGCGGAAGATCCCATTTACCGTGTGCTGATGGAGAAATGGAAGCAGCACGAGTACCTGCAAGGCAAGATGCGGGAGATCGTGCAGAAATACGGCTTGAGCGGTTCCGCCCAAACGGAGCGCATGGCCAGAAGCATAGGAGTGGAGCGCGTGGAAGTGAAAGGCAAAAATTACACGCTGGTGAATAACGACTGCGTGGAGGAAACGGCAAGGATGGCCGAAAACAGCGTGGACATGATCCTGACCTCCATCCCGTTTTCCAACCATTACGAATACACCCCCAGCTATAACGACTTCGGCCACAACGAGGATACCCGCCGGTTCTTTGAGCAGATGGACTATCTCAGTCCCAACCTGCTGCGGGTGCTGAAGCCGGGGCGCGTGTTCTGCTGCCACGTCAAGGATCGGGTGCTGTTTGGCAATGCCACCGGCATGGGAATGCCCACCATGGAGCCGTTCCACGCCATGTGCATCCGGCACTATATGCAGCACGGCTTTGCCTATTTCGGCATGATTACGGTGGTGACGGATGTGGTGCGGGAGAACAACCAGACGTACCGGCTGGGCTGGACGGAGCAGTGCAAGGACGGTTCCAAGATGGGCGTCGGCTGCCCGGAGTACATTCTTTTATTCCGGAAGTTGCCCACCGACCGGAGCAAAGCCTACGCCGACGAGCCGGTACATAAGACCAAAGAGGAATACACCCGCGCCCAGTGGCAGATAGATGCTCACGGGTACTGGCGCTCCTCCGGCGACCGGCTGGTGACGAAAGAGGAGATTATGGCCATGGACACCGGCAAGATTCAGGCGGCCTACCGCAAGTACAGCCGAGGCACGGTGTATGACTACGCCGAACACGTCCACATGGCAAAGGAGCTGGACGAAAACGGGAAGCTGCCCGCCACCTTCATGGTGGTGGCCCCCGGAAGCTGGACGGATGAGGTGTGGGACGATATCAACCGAATGCGTACCCTGAACACCACCCAGAGCCAGCGCCGCCAGCAGCTCCACGTCTGCCCCCTTCAGCTGGACATTGTAGACCGCTGCATCAACCGGTACAGCAACCCCGGCGACCTTGTGTATGATCCCTTCGGCGGGATCGGCACGGTGCCGCTGGAGGCGGTCAAGGCGGGGCGAAAGGGTCTTGCCTGTGAACTGAACAACGGCTATTTCCGGGACGCTGTGGGCTACCTGCAGGAGTTCGAGCGGGAGGATATGAACATTTCCCTGTTCGACCTGATGGGGGAGGTGTCGGGATGAGCGAGGCGAGAAAAGCCTATTCCAAGGCATTCTACGCGGCCAACAAGCCGTATTTCGCTGCGTACCGCAAGGCAAATTCCGGGAAGCTTGCCCGATATTCCAGTGACTACTACCGAAAGAATCAGCTTCGGTACGCGGAGGGACAGCGGTTTTTGCAAGAGGCCCGCATGCGTCTGGGCTGGTCACAGGCCGCCGTAGCCGCAGATGTGGGCGTGAGTCAGGCGACGATCACACGGCTGGAGACCGGGGCGCAGCCGCTGGAGACCTTCCGCAAGCGGGACAAGCTGCTGGAGGTGCTGGGGGTGGCGGGATGAGCGTGATGCTGGAACATCAGGTGACACCGCAAAGCCCCTGTACGCCGGACTGCCCGGACAGAAGCGGCGACTGCATGCTGCACTGCTCCCACGGGTACGCCGAGTATCGGACGGCGCGGGACAAGGTGTATGCCGCACGGGCCGCAGCTGCCGAGGCTTCGCGGGACGCCAGCGCCGGAAAGCGGAAAGCCTCCGCGAAGAAGGCCCGCATGAAACACAGACACAAGAGATGATTTTGCGGGTAACGCCCGCTGAAAAGGAGGAATTATTTTGCAGATCGAAAACCGAGAAGAGGCCCAGCGGTCTATCTTGCAGATGTGCCGGGGCGCCTTTCAGGAGCGTGTGGACTACGAAATGCCGCACCTGATGGAAAACATCTTCGACCCCAACACAGCTGCCAAGACAAAGCGCAAAGTGACCATCACGCTGGAGCTTTGCCCCGACGACACCCGCCAGAACATTGTGGTCAACTGCTTGGTCAAGACGACGCTGGCCCCGTCCAACCCCGCTACCACGATGCTGTACGCCGTGGACGAGCATACGGTGGTGGAGATGGTGCCGCAGATTCCCGGCCAGATTGCCGTGGATGGCACGGAACAGGAAGCACCGGCCCGCTTGAAGCTGGTCAATTTTGAATAAAAAGGAGAAAGAACCATGTTAAAGGAAGCCATTGAGAAGATCGAGAAACTGGCAAAGCCGGAAATCTACAAGGATGCACTCGGAAAGGCATATGTGGTAGACAAGGACGGCGAGGCGCGGGAGATCATCCCGGAGGCGGTCTATCAGAGCTGCCTGTCTCTGAACAGTCTGGACGCACTGGTGCAGATGGTCAGGACGGAGGGCGTCCGTGGTGATCGCAGTGCGGACAAGCTGTACCTGTCCGTGAAGGATCACATGACCGTGGCCTGCTTCGGCCATCCGCAGAAGGACTTGCGGGAGGCACGTATTTTCTACTACGAGGCACAGGCCAAAGACGTTCCCGGCTGGGACGGCGAGGTGAAGATGGCCTTTGACAAGGCGGCTGTGGCCTTGCAGACCCGCTTTCAGGATGGCGGCGACCGCGATTACACGCTGACGCTGCTGAGCCAGATCACTTGCGGCGCGAAAGTCACATACAACGACATTGGCGTGGCGACGACAGTGGTCACACAGAAGGGCGTTTCGCTCCAGCAGAACAGCACCATCCGCCCGCTGGTGAAGCTGCGGCCTTACCGTACCTTCCAAGAGGTGGAACAGCCGGAGGGCCTGTTCCTGATCCGCATTGACGAGCGGGGCATTACCTTCACGGAGGCGGACGGCGGCATGTGGAAGCTGGCAGCCCGCAAGACCATCAAGGCATATCTGGAGGAAGCGCTGAAGGACATGATCGACGATGGCCGTGTGGTCGTGATGATGTAAGTAAAAAAAGCCCCGGCGGAGCTGGCACTCCGTCGGGGCGGGCAAAACCCTTGAAAAAGATTTTACAGGAACAGTTTACCGCCCTTTGGGGCGGATGTCAAGAAAAGAGGTTTGAAATGGCACAGATTAAGATAGACCCGGACGCATTGCGCGAATGGGAGGAATCCCGTCCGGAGAGTCGAAAGGAACTGGCGGAATCCATCGGACGCACGACCAGCGTGTTTAGTAACGCCTACGCCCGTGGCGAAATGAATGAGGTTGTCCTTTCGTTTTTGTGTAAGACCTTCGGCTTGCCGGAGGACGCTTTTCTGCCTAAAGAAAAGACGGTTGTCGTTCAGGGGGGGGCATCGACCTACCATCTGACCTTATCTGTGCATCCGGACAGGCTTCGGCTGGGCGTCTCCTTTGGCGAGGAGGAGATGGTGTATGCCTGGGCAAAGATCTTCGGCGACACGGAGCTGGATCTGATCAAGTCCATCAGCTACGCGGCGCACATGTGCTATAAGTTCGCGGAGCAAAAGACGCTGAAAGGATAAGTCAATCATGTACCGATGCAATGCGACCGGGCGGGAATTCGAGGAACCCCGGTATGATCCCGATTTTTGGGACAAAGGCCACGGGGCGAAGGTGTGTCCCTGCTGCGGCGACACCGACTTTGAAGAGGTCTATCCCTGCGATATCTGCGACAGCTATTCCAGCTGGGATGAATGCGGTTTTGTAGAGCACTACCAGACATGGTATCTCTGCCCGGACTGTCGGAGGATCGCCATCATCAACCTGTTTGAAAAAGGCGCTCAGGAGTTGGGCGACACGGAAGGGGCTTGGCTGGACGACGTGCTGGACGGCAACAGCTGGGCGGATTTGAAGAAAATTTATGAGGAGGCAAAGAAAAATGGCACTGTTACCCTTTGAAGAACTGATTAAGGTCGATGTACGGCCTTTCTGCGAGACGCGGAAGGCCAAGGACGACAACGGAAACGTGGTGGATATCCCCTATCTGAATTGGGCCAAGTGCGTGAAGCTGCTGCACGAGCATGGCGCAAAGGACGTATGGTTCACGCCCCGCGTCTGCCCGGAGACGAAAACCTATCTATGGCCGCAAGCGGACGTGACCACCCGGAAGGGCTACAAGACGCAATGCTGGTTCGTCAGCGTGGAGATCCATATTGACGAGCTGGTGTTCAACATGGACACGCCGCTGCTGAACGGGGCGCTGGTGGTCTATGAGGACACGCTGAACCAGCTGCGTATTTCCAACGCGCAGGCCCGCGCCTTCGTGAAGGGTGTGGGCCTGCGGACGGGGCTGGGCTTCGACCTGTGGGCCGAGAGCGGCGACGGGGACGACGGCGAGGACGATCTGAGCCGCCACAGCATCTGGGCCATCCGGGAGCGGCTGGAGCGGGCCATTACCGCCAAGGAAAAGGCGGGGCTGGATCACAAAGACCTGCTGGCCGCCCTGCGGATCAACGACAAGCAGCTGAACCAGCTGATGGGCTACTTCGCCAAGCTGGACGGCCTTGAGAAAGCGGTGAGCAAGCTGTGATCCACGATCAGGACAGGAGCGGGTGGTTCGGGGCATCGGACACGGCCACCATCATGGGATCGTGGGAGACGGAGACGTTCCGAAAGTGGTGGGCGGTGAAGCTGGGCATCCGGCAGGATCACTACACCAACGCCGCCATGCAGGCGGGCACGGCCTATGAACACAAGATTCTGGACGCGATGGGGGTAAAGACCCGCGACCGCCAGATCAAGGTTTACGCCCTGCGGCTGCGGGTGAACTACGACGGGGACGATGCCCAGACCGTTACGGAGGTCAAGACCTACAGCAAGGCTCCCTTCAAGGTGAGCCGCGCCTACTGGATGCAGTGTCAGGTGGAGATGTTCGCCAGTGGGTGGGGCCTGCGGCGGCGGAAGATGTGCCGGATCGCGGCCTATCCGGTCGGCGAGGCGGAGAAGCAGAACTTCTTTTTGCCTGTCGATCCCGGCAGGATCAGCCTGTGGCCCATCGAGTACGACGAGACGTGGGTGGAGGAGAAATACCTGCCCCGGCTGCGGTATCTGGCCACGTGCCTGAAAACAGGCCGGTGGCCCCGAAAGGAGGAAGTGCCATGCAGCAGGTGACGGTGGACGCCGCCCGGTGGCTGCGGGACGGCGACGGGTCGTGGCTGGCCTTCCGGGTGGGCAGCGACAAGACGGCCATGAACGTATGCGACAGCCTGAAAGCCGGGAAGGAATACAACCTGACGTTGAAGCGTAAGGGCCGCAGTCTGGACGCCAACGCCTATTTCTGGGTGCTGGTGAATCGGCTGGCGGACAAGCTGAAGATCGAGCCGGAGGGCATCTACCGGGCGTATATCCCCGATATCGGCGGCGGCTATGAGGTGGTGCCGGTACGGGAGGATCGCATTGACGCATGGGAAAAGGTCTGGTGCAGCGGCCATATTGGCCGGATGATCGAGGACATGGGGCCGTGCCGCAACATCAAGGGCTATCACAATGTCCGGTCTTACCTATCTTCCAGCGATTACGACACGGCTCAGATGTCACAGCTCATTGAGTTGGTGGTGGCGGACTGCAAACAAAATGGCATCGAAACTATGACGCCCAGAGAGCTGGACGCGCTTGTGTCCCGCTGGGGTGAGGTGAGCGTATGAGCACAGCAAAAATCTATACCGCCCACGGGAAGTCTCTGACCATGCGGCAATGGGCGAAGGAACTGAATCTGCCGCAAAAGACGCTGCGGAATCGGCTGGACAGGGGGTGGACGCCGGAAGCGACCTTCACACCGGGAAAGCAACTGCACCGGGGCGGCACAACAGGTTCGCGCCGCACTGACCACACAGGAGAGCGGCACGGGATGCTGGTGGTCGACCACTGCCTCGGATCGGGGCCGGATGGGCCGAAATGGCTCTGCGTGTGCGACTGCGGCAAGACGCGGGTGGTACTGGCGCGGAATCTGAGAGGCGCATACAGCTGCGGCTGTAAGGCGAGGAGAAAGGCAGACCGCCGCCCCGGCCATCCACAACCATGTTGGACGTGCCGGAACTACGCCGGAGGGTGCAGTTGGTCGCAGAAGTACCCGGAGCCTGTGAAGGGCTGGGACGCGACCCCCACCACGAAATATCAGGGGAATGCGGGCGAGGTCACATCTTTCGCCATCCATTACTGCCCAGAGTATGTACCTGACGGAACGGAGGTATTGATGAATGGGTGAGAGACGGTGTTACTTCTGCCGCAAAAACGGCAGCGCCGACCCGCTGGAGCGGCACCATGTGTTTGGCGGGAACCACGCTGACCGGAAGAAAAGCGAGAAATACGGCGCTGTGGTAGACCTGTGCGGCAATGCGTGCCACCGGAACGGAGAACACGCCGTCCACCGGGACGGGGACGTGATGCGCCGCCTGCGCCGGGAGTTTCAAGTGAAGATCATGCAGGAACAGGGCTGGACGGAGGCGGAGTTTATCCGGGCGTTCGGCAAGAGCTACTTATAGGAGACCCTATGACACAGTGTGAGAAAATCCTGCGGTATATGCGGGACGTTGGCCCCATTACCCAGCTGGACGCGGCCAAGGAGTTCGGCTGTTACCGGCTGGGCGCGAGGATCTGGGATCTGAAGAAAGCGGGCCACGCCATCCGGAAGCGGATGGTATCAGAGAAAAACAGGTTTGGCGAGAGCGTGAGCTTCGCCGAGTACAGACTGGAGGATAAGAGATGCTGAACAAGATTTTCATCATGGGTCGCCTGACCCGTGATCCGGAGCTTCGGCGGACAAACAGCGGTACGGCGGTCACGTCCTTTACGCTGGCCGTTGACCGCGATTTTAAGAATGCCGATGGCACGAAGGATACCGACTTTGTTGATGTGGTCGCTTGGCGCGCCACGGCGGAGTTTGCGGCGAAATACTTTGCAAAAGGCCGTATGGCCGTGGTTGAGGGTCGCTTGCAGATGCGCGAATGGCAGGACAAGGACGGCAACAAGCGCCGCAATGCGGAGGTCGTGGCCGACAACGTTTATTTCGGTGACAGCAAGAAGGAGGGCGATTCCTCCGGCGGTTACAAGGCGGCAGGCAAGGCCGTGGACGTGGAGCCGGAAGCGGGAGACTTTGCCGAGATCGAGGACGAAGAAGATTTGCCGTTTTGAAGCAAATGTGGAAGGAAAGGAACAACACAGCGGGGTGTATCGTGGACGCGAACCGTGACGG